AACGTGATCGATGAAACCCTTTCCCCAGTTTTCTGCTACACAGTATTGATATGTTTTTGCCATAGTTTTCTCCTTTTATTAATCTGTTAAAGTTTTTATCACATTTGATGGAACATTCCACTCTTCTGTTTGTCCTGCAGCTGGTGGAGTTCCTCCCATAGCTAAAGCAGCTGTTGTTGTTCCGCATCCCGCTAAATCGTTTCTCCCTGCATTTAAATCACTAGTTTCAGCCCAACTTACACCATTCCATTCTTCTGTTACTCCAGAAGTTGCTGGTGGGTTTCTTCCAAAAGCTAAAGTTGCTGTTACTGTTCCAGCTCCTGCTAAATTATATCCTGCAGTATTCATACTATTCATGTTTGTCCAACTTGTTCCATTCCATTGTTCTGTTGCTGCAGTTACATTAGGATCAAAATCATAACCACCAATAGCTAATGCTGCAGTTTTTGTTCCAGCTCCTGCAAGGTTTATTCTTGCACTATTTAAGTCCCCAACTTCACTCCAAGCTGATCCATCCCAAGCTTCTGTTAATGCTTGTTGTCTTGTTGGAGGAGAAAAATCATCTCCACCAAAACCTAAAATTGATGAATTAGATACTCCTGCAACACCTAAAGATTTTCTAGGAGTTCCTAAATCTGGTTTATTGGACCAAGAAGTGTCATTCCAACTTTCTGTTGCACCTGTTATAGTATTACCAGGAGGTACAAATCCACCAAAACCTAAAGCTGATGTTTTTACTCCACCACCTGATATATTTTGTCTGGCAGTATTTAAATCTGCTAATTCAGTCCAAGTAGATCCATTATAAAATTCTGTTTCTGCTGTTAAATTATCTCCTGGAGGATAGTTTCCTCCAAAATATAATGCTGATGTTTGTGTACCTGCACCTGCTCCAGTATATTTTCCTCTATTCATAGGTGTAGCTGTAGACCAAGCACCAATTGGTACACCTGCACCTGTCCACTCTTCTGTTGCTGCTGTGGTTGATGGAGTATTTCCTCCATAACCTAGAGCAGACGTTGCTGTGCCATTACCTGCTAAATTATTTCTAGTAGTATTTAAATCTGATGTTTCTGTCCAGTTTGTGCCATTCCATTCTTCTGTAATTGCAACTATTGTAGTTGGATTACTTTCTCCACCAAACGCTAAAGCAGATGTGTTATCAGCTCCACCACTTCCTAATTCCCTTCTTGCTGTATTCAAATCACTTACTTCTGTCCAACTAGTTCCATTCCAGGATTCTGTGTTTGCTGTATTTGTTGTTGGTCCATCTATACCTCCATAAGCTAATGCAGATGTTACTGTACCATTAGCACCAAGGCCCCATCTAGGATCATTTACGTCTGCAATTTCTGTCCAACTAACTCCATTCCATTGTTCTACTAATGCACCTGGAGACGCAGGAAGTCCTGAAATACATAATGCAGAAGTATTATCAACTCCAGCTGAACCCATTCTTGATCTTACACTATTTAAATTAGCAACTTCTGTCCAATTAGTTCCATTCCATACTTCTGTAAGATTGTCAGGATTTGCTCCTGTAGGTGGAAAAGGATCTTCTCTCCCAAAAGCTAAAGCAGAGGTAGAAGTTCCTGTACCACCTAATCCAGTTCCACCTTTAGTTAAATCGCCTACTTCAGTCCAAGATGTACCATCATATAATTCTGTTTTTCCTGCTACGCCTGGAATAGGTGATCCAGCAAAAGTTAAACCAGAAGCATTACTTGCTCCTGCACCTGCAGCTGTTGTTCTAGCTGTATTTAAATTTGCACCAGTTCTCCACGAACCAGCAGTAGTTACATTTAGATATTGATATTTGAAATCTTTGTTAGTGCTATCGTACCATAGCTCACCTTTCACGACTCCTGGGTAATTACCAGCGTAGTTGACAACCGAAGTTCCAACTTTCTCTTTATAAGTAGCCATGATTATTTATTCTTTAGCAACCAACCCTGAGTTCCATCCGTATAAACCAAAGTATTTGCTGCTCTTTCTACTGAAACTGTTAAATCTGCTGTTGAACCTAAAATTTTTTCGGAACCATTTGCTGCGATTGTAAATGTATTAGAATCAAATGTTCCTGCATAATCTGCAAAAGATATTTCATTTCCTAAAGTTCCAGCCGGTAAATTCATAGTTACAACACCACTTGTAGTGTTTACAAAATAACCTTCACCAGCTACTGCTGTGAAAGTAGAAGTTTTTACTGCTTGCCATGAAGTACCACCAGAATTATCTACAAAAGATAAAACTCCAGAACCGTTGGTAGTTAAAATTTGATCTGCAGAACCATCTGCTGCAGGAAAAGTTAAAGCATCAATAGTGACTGTTCCAGAACCTTTTGGTTGTATTGATACACCAATGTTAGTATCACCACCAGATGCAGTAAATGTTGGTTTGTTTCCTGTGGCTGCATTAGCATATGTAAGCTGATTAACAGCTGAACCTGTTGCAGTTAATAAAAATAATTCGTTTCCGCTAGTATCTAAAATAGAAGTGCCTATTTTAGGTGATGTTAAAGTTTTGTTTGTTAAAGTTTGAGTACCCGTTTCTGTTACTGTACCTGCTGTGGATAAAGGTATTTCATAAATATCCGGATTTGTGCCGTCGTTTTTAGATGCAGTAATAAGTTTCCAACCCTTATCAGTTGTCGCCCAAGTAACTGTATCACCTGACCCTGAAGCATATTTTAATTGAACTGTATAAGAACCACTTGTGCTATTTTTAATAAAATAAGTATTTTCAATATCTAAAGGAATTGTAACAATTTTATTTCCTGAAATTGTTTGTGGAGATTCTGCACCAAGAACAATAACTCTAGATTGAGCTGTACCTGTTAAACCACCATCTGATACAGTTAAAGCTGTTGTATTAGCTCCAGCTCCTGCTGCATTTAAAGTAGCTACAACGTAACCACCAGTTATACCTTCTACTAGATTTAAATTTGCGTTTGTTTTTGTTCCCCAAGTACCGGCGTTTTCACCAGTTGCCATTAATTCGACACCAAGAGGTGTGTAAGTTGAAGCCATAAATTTTGTTCTCCTAAGCTACGTGCGTTACGTCTGTATACGATGTTTCAGCTGTAACGTCAACATCAGAATAACTTGCACTATTTGTTTTATTGACAGCACTATAACTTGTATTGCCTGTAATATCAACATCTCCATATCCTAATGGAGTAACATTTCCAACAGAAGATTGAGCCTCTACTCCAATTAATCCTATAGCATTTTCTGTTGGAGTTATTGTACCAACTACCGATGTAGCACTAACTCCGGTTAATGAAACTCCTATTCCAACTGTTAAAGATCCTACAGAAGATGTTGCTTGTTGGCCTGTTGGAATTTGAGAGATCTGTTCTTGTAATAAACCTACAGCAGATGTAGCCGATACTCCTGTTAAACCTATTTCTACTGCATCAAGAATTATACCACCTACGGCAGATGTTGCTGAAACTCCTGTTAATCCAATAGTAGCTTGTGTTATTAAAGGTGTACCAATACTAGAAGTAACTGATACTCCTGTAGGTACAACTACACAATCTATAATAGTTGTTAAACTGCCTACAGCCGATGTAGTTGATACTCCAGTTACTGGTATAATTTCTTCTGGTAAAGCTGTTAATGATCCAACACTAGAATTTAATATAGTTAATCCTGATAGTTGGACAAGTTTATTAAATGAATCTCCATAAGGTTCTTCACCCCAACCATTTCTACCCCAACCAACTAAAGTACCTGCGTTATCAAAATCACCTACTTCTGATGTAGCCTGTACACCTGTTAAATCTGCAATAGATAATACACCTGTTGTTATAGAACCAACAGAAGAAGTTGTACTAACACCTGTTGGTATGACAGTTTGTGTGTCAAAAGCAGTAACACTTCCAATTGCAGAAGTTGCTTCTTGTCCTGAAAGCTGTACAGAATAATCTACACCCCAAGCAGAATTACCCCATTCTTGTCTGCCCCAACCTTCTGTATTAAAAGCGTCTACAGCACCTACAGTAGATGTAGCTGATACACCGGTTAACGTAACATCAATAGCATCTTGACTACCATATTCGTTTGCACCCCAGGACATAAGTCCCCATGAGTTTCCGTCAACAGTATTAGCTTGTCCACCCATTCCTGAGTGATTTGTACAATAATAGTAAAGAGTTGGTGCACTTTCAGCTACTACAATTTGAGTGTAGGCTCCATCATTACCTGGGCTACCATTTGTAGTTACACCCGTAGTATACTCGTCACCTCCACTATGTGTTCCATCACTAGTTGTTGAAAATCTTAAAGGATGACTACCATTTGAACTATCTGATTGATCAAATTTATATGTACCACCTTCACCTAAAAGTAAAGTAGCTTGTTGTACTCCGTCAATAAAATATTTATTTCCTGAACCGGTACTGACTACCGTTACTGTAAAAGTTCTAGTAACGGACATCCGTCGTTACTCCCTACGCTATACGAAGAATTGCGTTAGATGCGTCTGCTGTTGGAAATTGAATTGTAAAAGTCCCACTTGATACTGTCTTGTCTCCACCAAATGCGATTGCACAAACTGCTCTATCAGCGTTTGTATCATTATAAATTAAACAACCATTAGCTGTAAATGAAGCAGAAGTAAAACTAATATCTGCAAAGTCACAACATGCAGTGTCTGTAGATAAAGCAGGTGTAACACTTGTAAGTGCTTTTCCACCAGCTGTGTAAGCAGATCCCGATGTGTTAGCAATTTCGTTTGATGTACTATACGCTGTTGTTGATTTATTTAAAGTTGCTGAACTTGTGTATAAAGCTAATTTAAAACTGTTTCCAGATGACGCTGTAAAATTGTGTAAAGCTTGTAAAACTTCTGCTTTAAAACTGTTACATACTGCCGATGTTATTGCCATAATATTTTACTCCTATTTACGGAGACGGTGACTTGACTGGTATTCTAACTGTTCCGTCAGTATAATCATCTCGTCTTCGTCTTCCAAGTTGCATACCTGCAAACTGTTGTACTGCATTTTTATATCTATTTTCATAGTATGTCAACATATCCATTGGACCTTTTAAATATCCAAATGCCTCTACTAAACATGCATATAATAGACCTTGTGGAAAATATGTGCTTAAATAAGTATTGTTATTAAAACCAGTGCCAGATCCAAGACCATTAGGCATTTTGTTATAATAGATTCTAAATTTGTAAGCTGCGTCAGGTGTAGGAGCTATATACATACCTCCAGATGATGTGTCTGTAGTATTATCTGCACCACCAAACATTGCATAATATTTAGGAAATCCTGTAACATCCTGTGCTGTTAGATCTCCTTCTGGTCCTGTTAATCTGTCTGTATATTCTGATAAATAAGTTTGATCTTTTTTTTCTAACCAAGTTCCGTTACCTTGTGTGTTAGCTGTAGAGTTAAATACTTCTACACCTCTAACAAATAAAGCTCCAGCAGGAGAATTAATTGTATTATCGTCTGCTGCAAATGTACCTTCTTGAACAAACCTTTGAGAATCCATAGGAAGCTCTTGATAAATTCTAAATTCAGCAGCCATAATAATTCCATCAACAACAGTTGTAGTTAAAACATCAGAACTTACTTCTGTGTAATCTCTTATCGCTGTAGTTAATGTGCTGTAATCGTATTTTTTAACTCCTGACATAATTAACCTCTATCATTTATGGGTCCAATTGTACACTGGAAACCACCTCCTGTTTCTGTGCCTGATGCAGCGTTAGTTAAAGTAACATTTATACCATCAAATTGTGTAGTTGTAGATGGTTGACCTGTACTTGGCACTGATGTTTCATTTAAAGAAACAACTTTATAACAACCAAAAACTTTTGCTAAATTAGAATGAGATCCAGCAACTGTTGATTCTGGAGAAACCCCTCTGTAAGGAGCACTTGTTCCTCTAGTACAACCAGTTAATTGATGTGTAGATCTTCCTGTGTATTGTATAACTTCATTTTGGTATGTTCCAACAAGAAGTGGGTCTGTTGTATCAGAAGAGGTTAAAACTTTTTCTATCACAATAAAACCTGAAGTAGGGAACTGGGATCCATCAGTTAAATTAATTGTAGTAGCAGTATCTGTTATTGCTCCATTTAATGTTGTAGACATCTGTAGTGTCGATATTGCAACACCCCCTACCGGAGATTTAACATTTCTAAATCTTGCAAAATCATTTACCTGTAAATCACCATTTGGAAAATTAATTTTTAATGTAGTATTAGATGCAGTTACAAAAGGATTTTCTGGTAAAAAATCTTCTGTTGGAAATTCTGTTCTAGCAGTTCTTGCTCTTTGTAAAGCTTGTGGATCTGCACTTGTTGGTTTAGGATCTAATTGTGGTTGTTTAGGCTCGTACTCTGAAACATGGACCAGGGCACCATTCCATTCTCTAACCATTTCATTATATGGAAAAGCCATACCTGATCTATCTGAGATAGCTAAAGCAAATTTACCTGATGCAAAAGTAGTCATTAACTAATACCTGGGTAATAAATTTTAGGTGATATGTAAGTAGAATTAGAAGAACCGTCTTCAGACTCTGCTCTTTTTAATTCATCTTCATATAATAATTTTAATTCTTGAACTCTTTGTGGTGCATATTTTATAGCTAAGTAATAAGCTAAACCCATTATCATACAAGGTACAAATCTATAAGGCACATCAGTTGCATTTGTGTACGCACCTACATCATCAATTCTTTTTGTGTAGTAAAAATTAATATAGTTACCATCCTGAGCTGAACCAGGAGTTAAATATAAAGTCATAGTAACTTTATCTATAAATCTTTGAACCCAATATTGAGTAGGTAAACCTGTAGAAGTTTTATTTGAAAATCCTTGATACTGTGATCTACTAATTCTTGTCATAGGTGTATCAACTGAAGTTGCTTTAACTCTATGATTAGCTTCTTGAATATCTGTCATTCCAATTGGAAATTGTAAAACGGCATCACTTGTACTATGAGTTGCAGCCGTACTACCATTAACACCTCTAACACATCCAGTTAAATTTAATGAAGAAATTCCAGAATAAGTAATTTGTTCTGTCCCAATAATAATTATACCACCTGCTGTAGGAAGTCCTGTAACAGAAGCAACACCAATAGTGGTAACTGCTGCATTTATTCCTTCAGATAAAGTTGTACTAACACCGCTTGACGTACCATCAGCCGGGGATCTAAAAAAAGTATATACTGCTTGTCCATCAACTAA